AATTCCTCTGCGACAGCCACCCGAAGGCGTCCACGCACGTGAGGTTGGACATCCCGAACTGCCCGTTCTTGGTCCAGGACTGGGGCCAGCGCTCGACGTACCCGGTGAAGATCGAGTACCACTTGCCCGGCAGGACGTAGGACGTCGGGGCCGCCGCGTACTCGGCCTGGAGATGGTCTATCTGTACCACCGTCGCGGGGGCCACGGTGTTGGCTGACACGATCTGTACCAACGCGCCGGTAGCGTTCGTCGGGGCCGTAGCCGACACCGACAAGACCTGGGTCGCGGTGGTCATGGTCAGCACCGTACCGACCGTCGTCGAGATGAACCCTCCGCTGGCGTTGATCCAGGTGACCCCCATCTTCATCTGAAGGCCGTTGTTCGCGGTAGACAGCGCGCGGCACTGGAAGGAGTGGGGCACCCCCGGCTGCACCGTGAAGCCGGTGAAGAACATGCCGTCGCCGTTGGTGTTGGAAGCGACGTACGAGAGCTGGTAGAAGTTGGTCCCGCTTCCTGCTCCGGTGGTGATGGTCATCGGGTCGCTGGGGAAGCTGTTCCCCGTCCACTGCGGGAGGGTGCCCAGGGGGAGGCTCGAAGCGAGTCCGGCGTTGGCCTGGTCCGCCGTGAGGATGTTCACAGTCGCTGGGTACTGAGCCCGGTGGCGGAACGAGCGGTACGGAACCACCTTTGGGTAGAACGGGCTGCTGGCGTTGCTGGGGTCGAGCGCTGCGTCGGTGTTCTCGAGGGAGCCCGTCCACGTCCCGGTCTGGACCTGGTCCAGCTCGTACTGGCGGCCCCGGCTCGTGGTGAGGGATCCCATCGTCCGGTTCTTCACAGACGACCAGTAGTTCGGGGGCATGAGGTCGCTAGGGCCCGCCGTGTAGCACACGGCGACGTCGATCAGCGGCCAGTTGGGGTTCTGTACGGTGATCATCGACGGAAGGACAATCCGTTAGTGGTGTTCCGCGAGCCGTGCTGCTGGGTGGCCTGCTGGACCGCCTTGAAGAGCCCCTGCGTGTCGATGACATCTCCCTTGACTGTGATGTTGTAGACCGTGGTGCCGGAACCGACCATGCCGTGGCCCCCGTTGAAGTTCCCGTTCATGCCCGGACCGCCGTTACCCCACCCGAAGGCTCCGGTGTTGATCTGCGTCCCGGCCACCTTCTTCGAGACCAGCATCATGGCGTTGTAGACGTGGTGCTGGTTCTCCAGGATACCGGCTGCCATGCCGGTCATCAGGTGCTTACCGACGGTGTCCGCCATCAGGCGCGACGGTGACCCAATTCCGAAGAAGCTCTTGATCCCGTGCCAGAGGCCGGAGGCCCAGCCCTTCACCTTGTCCCACAGCCAGGAGGCCGCGCCCGCGATGCCGTTCCAGATGCCGGTGATGATGTTGCGGCCGAGTGTCTCCATCCAGCTGACGAGCTGACCCAGCTTGTTGAACAGGTCGCTCGGGAGACGCTCAGCCCAGTCCCAGAGCCAGACGATCCCGTGACCGATGCCCGTAAGCAGACCCTTGATTATCTTCCAGCCTTCGGTTACCAGCCAGTTCTCCGCGCCGCTCAGCTTCTGCCGGATCTCGTTCGGGATATCCGTGAAGAGGTGGAACACCCACCGGAGCCCCGCCACGATTCCCTTCCACACGTACGAGAAGACGTTCTCGATCGTGTGCCACACAAGGCCCCAGACGGCGGAGATCGCCGCGATTCCCGCACCGATGATGGTGGAGATGAAGTTGATTCCGGCCTTCACGACTCCCGAGATGACGTTCCACACGCCGCTGACGACGTCCTTGATCCCGCCCCAGAACTTCGACCAGTTCCCGGTCAGGATACCTGTGATGATGTCAAAGAAGCCCTTCACGATGTTGAAGGCACCACGCACTACCTGGATGATGTTGTTCCACGCGGTGACGATGTGGTCCCAGAGGTGCTTCCCGAACCGATCCCAGAGGTCCATGATGATCTTGACGGCGGTCTTGACGATGGCAACGACGTAGTCGAACGCCGACTTGAACACCGACCAGAGGTCGCCCAGGACCTTGACCACGTCCATCACCATGTTGTTGATCTGGACCCGGTGCTTCTCGTAGAAGCCGATGATCGCCTGGATTACCTCACCGACGATCTTCTTCGCCTCGGCGAAGGCCCTCATGAGCCAGTGGACCGCCTCGACGGCATCCTTCTTGAACACCTTGACCACCTCGGCGACGAACGCGCGCACCTTGGAGTTGGTGTTGTATAGATGCATGAACTCCTTCACCAGAGCCCCGATGGCAAGGGACAGGCCGACGAACAAGAGGATAGCGGGAGCCGCCTCGATAGCCATCCCCGCTAGGACCGCACCGAGGATGACGAGCGCGCCGATGAGGAAGGTCTTGATCCACTCGCCGAACACCTTCATGTGGTTACCCTGCTTCATCCAGTCGAACGCCTTGGTGACGTAGCCGAGGATCGTGCTGGCGTAGGGCGCGAGGAAGTGACCGATGCCGATGAACATAGCCTCGACCTGAGCCTTGACCTGCTTGAACTTAGTGGACAGCAGCGCGGCGGTGTGGGCCCAGGCGTCGCCGAAGCTGTTCGCGCCCTTCTTGAGCTCCGGGTACTTCGACTGGAACTGGTTCAGCTCGCCCATAAGGATGGCGAGCGGCGCGGCGGAGCGTTTCGTGAAGATGTCGGCGAGAACGGTGCCGACCTTCGTCCCAGTGATGTGGGCGGCCTCGAGGTGCGCGTGGAGGTCGAGGATCGCCTTCTTCAGACCCCCGGTCTGCATGTCCTTGCCAAGCTGCCCGGCCGCGAAGCCGAGATCCCCCAGAACCTTCTGGCCCGCCTTGCTCTGCTTCACGAGGTCGAAGATCACCATGCGGAGGTCGGTGGCGGCAGGCTTACCCCGGATCATGTTGTCACCGAACGTCGCCATCGACGCGCCGACGTCGGCCATGGTGACGCCGAACTGCTTCGCCACCGAGAGGATGCCGGTGCCGAGCGCGTCGGCTAGGTTCTGCATGGTCATGTCGCCAGAACCGACGGTCGCGAGCAGCGCGCCCATAGCCTGGTTGATGTTCTGGACGCCGGGGATCCCCGACACGACCGCCGCGTCGAGCGCGTTGGTCACGTCGGTGAGGTTGGCCCCGCCGATCTGAGCTCCCTTCGCGGCGATGGTGAGGATGTCCATCGCCTTCTTGCTGGTGATGCCCACGGAGGCGAAGGTCGACTCGACGTGGTACAGCGCCTCAGCGAGCGAGTTGGGCGAGAAGCCGACGTCCCCGGCCGTCCTGAGGACCGCCGTTCCGAGAGGACTGATATCTGCCTGAGAGACGTGAGCGAGGGTGTGAAGCTGCTCCATGAGCCGGTCGAACTCGGTCGACATCTTCAGCGAGTAGCCTGCGACCAGGAGGCCGCCCGCGCCGAAGCCCAGAGCCATCGCCTTGATCGAGGCCCCGACCGCCGCGATCTTGCTGTCAGCGACCCCCGCAGAGGCCCCCGCCTTGGCCATCCCCCGCTCGAACTGGCCGCCTACCGCTCGAAGGGTCACGTAAAGATCGGCAACTTCGGTCACGCCGGGTCTCCGTTCACGGTAGCCGGGGCCAGACCCGGAAGGCTTCCATCCACATGGCCACTCCAGAGGTGCTGATCACGGAGTAGAACGAGGGCTTCAGGAAGGGGTGATTGAACTGCGGCTGCTTCTCCTGATACATCAGGTACTTCGACGAGGGTGTGGTTCCCCGAGCTCCCCCGGTCCCAGCGGCCTGCCTCGAGCGACTCCCGACCTGGGACATCTGCGCCGGGGGGTAGTACCCGGCCATCGTCCCGATCTTGATCGCGGTCGCCATCCCGTCTCGGAAGTACTCGTGGCCGATCGAGCGGCGGCCGGTACCGCTGACAAGAGACGGAGGACCCCCAGCCCGAGCCGGGCTGGGGGTTCCGTACGGGTGAGAGGTCTCGGACAGGGCTGCCTTGGCCTTGGCCTCGACTGCCGCTGCGATCTTGTAGAGGCCAGTGCGGAGGTTCGTCTGGCCAACGACGTTGATCTCCGCGAGGAGACCCTCGAGGACACCCGGCCTCCACTCTGGCATCTCTACACCCCCTTCAGGGCTTTCTCGCTCTCTTGGTTCTTCTTGGCGTTCTTGATGCTCTGAATCTGGGCGAAGATGACCCGGACGTAGTGCGGAGTCTCCTGCAACTCCTTCCAGGTCCACCCATATGCCTCACACAACTCCGAGTCGGCCAGTTCCTGCGGCCATACGCCGATCCCGCTTTCGATGACCGACTCGATATCGATCAGGAGGTCGAACCAGGGATTGTCGGGATCGGCTACTGAGGGGTTGCGAGTACCTTGTTCATCTCCCCGGCGATGCGCTGAAGGATCTCGAACGGCAGCTTTCGCAGCTTCTCCGGCGTAACGGGGAGATCGAGCGGCGGGCTGTCGTCCGGCGCCAGCGCGTCGTACACGTGCCAGTCGACGACCAGCTCCGCCATCACCCCGTAGGACGCGCTGATTGCGGCGTTGCTGTCCGGCTTCCCGTCCGGGCCCTCCGGCACGTCGTCCTTCGGCATGAGGGTGTCGGACGGGACCGTCTTCGGGTTCCGGATGGTGACGTAGATCGGGTCGTCGTCCTCCGACAGGTCCGGGAAGTCGAGCCGGATGAGCTGGTTTGCGTAGCGTCCCATGGTGTTGTCTCCTTACACTGGGATTGGGTGGATGGGTCAGTAGGCCGTGGTGAGGAAGTTGGTCAGCGAGACCTGGGTGAGTCCGTTGTCCGTCGAGTTGAAGTACGCCGAGGCGTCGATGTCGGCGGCGACGTACTGTCCGCTGAAGTCGGTCACGAACTTGGTGAACTTCTGGGCGTTGGTCGTGATCGTCAACACCGAGCCGCCGAAGGCCAGCGCCTGCGTCAGCGTGGACACCACCGGGATCTGGGTGTACCCGGTGAACTGCGTGAAGTCGATGTTGTTCTCGAAGATGGCCTTCAGCTTGAAGTCCAGCTCGAGAGCGCCCGGGAAGATCTCCCGAGGACCCTGGGTACCGTCGGACGAGTTGATGGGCTCGACCGTCCGCTTCAAGGTGTAGTCCCCAGTGAGGCCCCGGGTGGAAGCGACACCGGCGAGCGTGAGCCCCCACTGCCAGCCCAGGATCGGCTGCGCCTGAGAGAACGTCGCCGCCGCGTTGGACTGCGTGGCCGACGGGCCCGACGTCCACTTGGCGTCAGCCTGGACCGCACCCTTCGGGTCGATCTTCAGACCCAGGTCCGAGATGACCGCTCCGGGGTAGCCCCGGGTCTCGACGCCGTTGTACTGGCTCAGCGAGTAGGTCGGGATCGCCGCCGCGCGCTGGTCCTGCTTGAAGAGGTGCGTCGACGCGGCCACGACCGCGACGCCCGAGGTGTGACCCTTCGACAGCGTGGTTCCGGAGCTGGTGGACACGAGCGGGATCGTGTACGGGCCCGCGCCAGTCGGAGTTCCGGTGATGGCGTACTCGACGAGGCCCGCCACGTCGATCTTGATCGTCGACCCCAGGGGGATCGAAGCCGCCGTGGTGATCGAGGTTGCGCCCACGGTGGTCGTGGCCGACAGCGTCGTCGACACACCCGGCGTCACGGTGTCCGGACCGATGATGCCACGGAAGTGGTCGCCGATGACGTCGTTGTAGAGATGCGGGATCGTGTAGTCGAACGTCGCGTACGACGCGCCACCGTAGATCCCCTGGAGCACGTCGTCGTTGCCCCGGATCGACTCGTCCTTGATGGTCTCGATGATGTCCTCGGGCTTCGGCGCGGTGACCGGGATCGACCGGACGGCCGCCAGGTAGGTACCCGGCGTCACCTCCTTCGCGATGCCCAGGGTCTGCAGCCTGGAGAGAATGGTCATTCCTGCGCACCTTCCGTGTCATTCCCGGCCGGGGGAGTGTCCCCTGGGGGGTTCTGCGTGTCTCCCGGGGTGGGCCCCGCGTTCTTGGGCGTGACGACGGGGCTCAGATCGCCGTCAGCGGGTTCGGAGGGCGTGTCCTCCACCGGGGCCACGGTCTCCACGCCTCGAGGCGGCTCCGGGAGGTCGTAGTCCTCGTCCGGCGCGACGCTGAAGTGGTCGCCGTTCACGTCGGGGCCGACGATGATCTCGTAGCCGGTGTCGTTGGTG